GCCCCAGTAGCCCCTGTTGCTCCAGTATCACCTTTATCACCTTTATCACCTTTAACAGTAGTAGTGCCTCCTCCGGTGGTAATAGTGCCTGTAGTAGTGCCTGTAGTAGTGGTGTTAGTGTTGTTACCGACTCCAGTTAATACAACATTTCCATCAACCGACCCAACCGTAGCAACGTCTTGACCGTTTGCATTTACAACGTGTTCTGCAACAACCTGCCCAGAGTTGTCTAAAACAGCACGAACTGTATAGAAACCACCATCTACAAGATCAACATCGCTGGTGTTTCCAGCAGGGTGAGTATCGCCAGCTACATCAACAAACACATTGTTTGCGCTGTCGTACATAAAAGATTCGTTTGCATCGACTCCTCCCCCGGTATTTGCAGAAGATGAAGAATCTGTTGCAGTTGTTGAAGCCGAAGAATCTGTTGAAGCTGTTGAAGCTGTTGAAGAATTACCAGAGTTATCAGACGAACCTGAACTATCAGACGAACCTGAACTATCAGACGAACCTGAACCAAAAACTCCAGCAGCGGCAGCGACAGCAGCGGCAGCATCAGCAGCAGTCGAACCACCACCGGAATTATCTACATTTCCTGTTGTGTCAACATTTCTTGCCACCATTCCGTTAATGTCGGAATTGCTGTAATAGTCGTAAGTATTCGCGTCAACATTGATTCCATGATTAGCCAGGATAGCAATAACAGCGGAATTTTTTTCTGCGTCTGATAATTCTTGATTTGCTTTTAGCCATGCGTCTTTAGCCTCAAAAGCTGCATCTCTTACAGCTTGAGTAATTGCTGAATCCGTATAACCAGAACCCAGAAGAACATCCGCAGCAGTAGCATCAAGATTAGACCCTAAAACATTTGAGCCAGAATTAGACATAACGGAATCAATAGCACTACGCCAGTTGACCGTATTATTGAAATTATCAGATATATCAAAGGGGTCGGCCCTTTTTCCGGTTACTAATATTTCTTCAATATCCATCAGTCTTTTCCTACGCCTTTAACACGTTCGTAACTTCTAGCACCAGTGAGGCCCAAAAGACCAAGTAAAACAGGCATCATTACAGCGGTATCTGTTTGCGGAATAACTATTCCAAATGGAACAGCAAGTGGCGAAATCAAAAAATTAACAGTGAAGCCAGCCACACAAACCCAAGCTGTCGCAGGTCGCCAACTCGATTGAAACCAATTCCCCCTGGCATCAGCTTTGTTGATTTCAAGCTGCGCCAACATGATCTGTTGGTGATGCTTTTGGGACATCGTGGCAATTTCATGTGCCAGTTTTTCCCTAACATCTTTATCAACAACAATCTTATCGAGAATTGTCGATACAGGCCCGATCAGCGAGTCAATGATCGATAACATTATTACGCCTTAATCAAACCACCCAGACAATAAGTCCAATGACTAAAACAACAATAATCGCACCTAGCGTTGCGTGTTTAGTCGTTTGCACTCCTCTCCAAACTGGGCCACCAATTTTTGCCAAAATATTTTCGATAAATTTGAACATTAGCCTCGATCCGTAAAATTAAAGTAAGCACCTGCCAGTAAAGCCCCTAAAAATATTGTTGTTATTCCCTGAACAATTGTTCTTTGAAATGTCTTTTTTGCTGCTCTGTAACTATCAAGCAAATTCCTCAATTCCCTTACGTCATTTGGTGCGTCATCATCAGATAGCCCAGCTTCGCGGAGTGCCTTTTTTGCACCAGCTTCCGCTGCCCGTTCCACCATTGCTTCTATCTCTTTTTCGGTCACGCTACTTCCTCCCTACATTACAGCGTGGCATTAAGATGAGTAACTTCCGCTTCCAATCTGTTGATTTCACCCTATGTCGGATCAACCCAGTTGGGTTTTTCTGTCCAAGAACTGCCGTCAAATAAATACTTCCCGCCATACCAATCAGCAGGAGCGGTTACATTTTTATGAACGGTTGCATTCCCAGAGTTCATATCACCGATAATTAAAGTCGTAGGATCACCGACTACAAGTCTGTTGCTTTCAACGGCTATAGGAACATCGTTATCATAGAGATATGCGCTAATATTGGACGCATTAAAAGTAATTGTTTTGCTCATTTTCTATCCTTTAACAATTAATTTGGTTGCTGTGGCAGCCGTTCCAGCGGTTACTGCTGGATCATCCAAGGGAGTTAGAGACAGACTTCCATCAAAACTAATGTAATAGGTCTGACCTGGAGTTAAAGAGCTTTGTGCATCATCAACCGCACCAGCAACCTGTATTGTAGCTGTTGCTGAGGAGCTATAAGCAGCGTTGCTTATTCCGATATAATTTTCCGCTGTCAGATTTGTTGAACTATAAGGGACGGTATAAACATTTGCAGTTCCATGATTTGAGTTAGACCCGTCCGTGTAACTTATAATGCTTTTTCCTCGATCCGGGTCATAAGTTGCATTCGTTGCTTCAATTCCGCTGCTAGAAACGATTTCCGTTGCACCATCCCATGTAGTTGTTGCAGATGCACCAGTGCCAGAAATTGTGCCTGTGTTTATGTAACCTTTGCTTCCAGTGCTGTCCTTATAAATGACAACAACTTTCCCCGCAGTTGCATCAAATTCACAATCAACGTGAGCGACATCCGTTGACGCAACAGTGACCTCAGTGCCATAAGTTAATGAATTAGTTGAACTACCAACAATCGTTATGACTCTTGCATTAAGGTAATTACTAGCACCTTTATCACGATAACAAACAAACCCCTTATTGTTGGCCGTGTCATAACAGGCCGCAATGTATTCAACATCATTTCCGTTGAATTCGTATTCTGTACGAGCTACAAGGGTTGTTCCGGTTGTATTTTCGATTATCCGAGCATATCCATTTTCTGATTCGTTAAAATCCATGTAGCAAGCAACCACTCTCTCCGTATCGGGGTCGTAAAAGACACCTCTTTCAAGCCATCTTGCTCTGCCAGAATTTATTGTCTCTGCTGCACCAAATGCTACGGTGTTTGTACCGCCTCCTGTAATTGTTGCCATTTTTGCTTGGCCGTCATAAGACCCATGGTCGATGTGATAAGCAATAACGCTTGCAGTAGCAGAGGCATAATAGGCAAGACCGATATTTGAGCCTTCAATCGCGCCAGAATTATAAAAAGCCGCAGCAGTGCCAAAAGCAATAGAATTTGTGCCGCCTCCGGTAACCGTTCCAACGACACCATAACCGAAAGTATCACCTGCCAGTTTGTAGGCAATTAGCATTCTGGATGTGGATGCGTCATAGCAAATTGAACCTATTGAAGCACCAGCCGCAACTTGTACAGCAGTTCCAAATGTTATTGTTCCATCGCTATTAATTTGTCCAACTTCTGCGTAAAGGTTAGAAGTTCTGTAAATGACAACAAGCCTATCCGTTGACTCATCGTAGGCACTGTCAATGTTTGAAGTTCCTGACGACTCAAAAACTTGGTCAGCTCCAAGATTTGCAGATGCACCAGAACCAGTAATTGCGCTAACAGTCCCGTCAGTGTTAACAATTACTGTGTCACCGTTAGCTATTGTGCCTGATGCTGTGGCCTCATATGTAGGGCCGGCCGATGCTGCGACAACCGCAGTACCATCCTGCTTCGTTACTGAGACACGGATAACATCATCATCATCCTTGACCACATAAAGCCTGTCACCAGCGGCACAGGTATAACTCACACCACCGTTGATATTCATTGTTGTGGCATGGAAAGTTAAAGGCCATGCCGCAGCAGCTATAAGTACCATCTGCTGACCTTTGGTCATTGTGAAACTTGTCGTAGTAGTTGTCCCAGTAATGACGACCACGTTTCCAGTGGCGGCAGTAAGATCGACAGCCGTGGCTGAAGCTATGTCAGCACCAGCGGCTTGAGTTTGTAAAGCTGTAAAAGTGTTAGCACCCAGAATGGCGGCTGTTCCTGTTACTCCCGCAGGGGGGAGTCCAGTAGCATTTGTCAATGTGCCAGAAGCCGGAGTTCCTAAAGCTGGAGTAACCAGAGTTGGGCTTGTAGCAAATACTAATGCTCCTGACCCGGTTTCATCAGTAACAGCACTAGCAAGGTTGGCCGATGAAGATGTTGCAAGGAAGGTAGCAACGCCTGTCGCAAGGCCAGTGATGTCACCAACTGCAACCGATCCAGTAACGACCGCAGTACCATCCTGCTTGAATACTGATACTCGAATAACGCCAGCTAAATCTTTAACTGCATAAACTCTATCGCCAGCAGCACAGGTATAACTTACGCCACCCATAATATTCATGGTTGTAGCATGAAAAGTCATAGGCCATGCAGCAGAAGGGAGCAGAATCATCTGCTGTCCCGCATCCATTGTAAGGGCCGTGGTAGTAGTTGTTCCTGTAATAACTACTGTGTTGCCAGTTGCGGCAGTGAGGTCAATAGTTGTTGCCGAGGCTATATCAGCTCCGGCAGATGTGGCTAGTGCGTCAATGGCCTGTTTTACACGCAGGGGAGAAAAGATTTTTCCTGTTGTTACTGTACCAGCTTCAGCTTCAGATTGAGTTGCAAGATCATAAGCACCCGCAACCGAAATAAAATCTAACGTTCCTGACCCGTTTGTACCAAGAACAGTGGAAGCAGCCCCATCTGATGTCGGATAAGCTAACCCGCCAGCCGTTAAAAGACCCGTTGAAGTAACTGAAGTCGCATTTAAAACGCCCGTAGTGAGCGAGGAAGGGTTTGTACCGATTTCAACAACTGTGGCTGATGCATTCTCGGTGGAGAGTCTTTTATCAGCTACATTGACTGCAAGCTCGCCTTGAACCAGGTCGGAACTGCTTGGAACATCACTAGCTGTACTAGAATTCTTTGTGACTATCGTAGGCATAGATCCCCCTAGTTATAAAAAAAGGGGGGCAAATAAATGCCCCCCAAATCACTCAAGGGAGAGTTACGCATTCACTACTAAGTTGAAGGCTGAATCGGGTCGGTATGCAACCGATCCATAAAGCACATCGCCTGTTAGTAAGTCGGCCAACCACTCTTGCTTGTACTGAGTCTGAACCCTAACGTCTTGCTGCATAGAAAGAACAAGGGAAGATTCGTGTAAAAGCATAGCTGCCTTCAATTCACCACCTGCTGAGTTTTCAGAAGCGGTTTCAGTGACAGGACAGTTAGTGCTGACCATAATATCAATACCATAAATGTTACCGATCTTGCCGTTATCTACACCGCGACCATTAACAAAGTCGGAGCTAACATAACGGTCAATTCCCATCATGGTAGATCTGGCACTTGGCGGGATTACAAAATACCGCTTGTCGAAAGGCACATCAGCGTCATCCTGCTTAACAATCAAAGCGCGGAATCCTGCATCTGTTAGCAAATCGCTTGTTGTAACGGTATCAGCCGCATAAGCGGTTAAGCCAGTAGAAGCATCAACGTAGTATGACGCTGAATTTACCCAGCTTGAACCACCACCATCACCCAGGCTTTTGCCTAAGTTATGCAGATTGGTATCTACGTTTTTTGAAAGAGCGTAGCCGCAATCATCAGTATAAAATTCCTGAGATGAAGCTAGTTCCTGCATTGCTGCAATATCCTCAAGAAGTCGAGAATATTCAAAATGCTGGTTAATGACGATTGCTACGTTTGCAGCGGTATCATTCTGGATGGTTACGGCTGTGCCAGCGGCTTTTGCTGTTACAGAACCACGGCCTGGGGCTGGTACGTT